TACCTTCGGGGTCACCTACAGCAATGGCACGCTTAAAAGCTTCCTTTGCCGCAGTCGATTCAGCCGTAATACGGCCTCCATACTCATTTAAATACCCCTGATCAACAGTGTTTAGCTTTGCTTTTACTTGATCGGATTCAGTTTTTACGTTTTTAGCGTAAAGCAACGCTTCTTCACGCTGCCTTTCAGCTTCGCGCATTTTCTTTGTAAGACGGTCTATGCGCTTTTGAACCCCTTGCGAATACTCTTCGTGCTCGCCGGTTTCAGAGGTTTCCTCGTTTTCAACAACGTCTATTTCAACGCTTTGCGATTCCGTGTCTTCCCCTAATTCAATGTCAACTGTGCCATCATCTACACTAGTTTCTTTCTTTTTCGCTTCCATACTAGGCTCCTTTAAAAACTAATAATATCTTCGGGATCATCTATTGTGGCTAATACTTCATCATCGTTAAGGATGCGAACTTCGCCGCCTTCTATGCGGAACCTTGATCCAGCATATCTAGCAAAAACAACCCAACTCTTCTCTTTACACCACGGACCATCTGGGAACTTCTCTTTATCAGCATAAGCCAAAGGGCCTAGCCTTAGGACATAGCCAACAACCGTTTGAACCTGGCCGTCATCTAGCGTCTTGTCGGGAATATATATCCCGCCATCAGACATCTTTTTACCGCGATATGGGAGAATGAGCATGCGCCAACCGGTCGGTTGAGGCATTCGATCTATCATAGCTTTATCAGCTTTAGTAGGATCTAGAACCCGTTGCATAGGTTCTACGTACATTTTTTCTGCGCCTTCTTTAACTTCTTCCTTTTTAGGAATTGGTTTTTTGGCGGGAACAGCTTTAATTTTTTTCTCAGCTTCTATTTCTGCGGCTAAATAACCGGGTACTTCAATCATGGTAACGCTCCTGTTGTTCAAGTAGGCTCGAGAGTTCCTGTTCTACATGTGTTAATGAAGTCATTTCGCCCATAAGGGAAGCATATTGCTCCATCGAACTGATTCCATTATTTTCCAGAATGTCTAAAACATTCCTTTTGCGCTCTTTTATCGTTTTTTGAACGAATTGAACGACATCTAAATCATCCATAACTCCTCCGTATAGGATTATCCTATATCATCAGAGTATATCGTATACTTGGCGGTAGTACACTATTAGAGCAATAGTGAAACGGTTTTATAACGTCCCTAAAAACCGTTGACGCCTTCGAATAATAGGGCTAAAAACTTTTATAGCTTTAAAAGGCCCAGGTCCATCAGTCGAATGAGCAGAATCCTTCATGATTGTGCCGTCCGGCATACGATGGAAACCTTTTTTGACGGAGGTTGTTTTAGTTACCATTGTACTTTCCTAACAAATTGTAAAGCCACCGCCGCGCAACATAGCACCCATACCACGACTAGTTCCCGTTGTAACGGTGCCTTTAGCAAGATTTTTAGGAGTAGGAACTACTTTAAAATCACTAAAAGGAGCTTTTCCTTGGTCTTTTATAACTTCAAAAGTAGTGGCTTTAGGAGCAGGCCGACTTGGGCCTCCTCTAGTTCTTACAGTTCGGGTTGTTGATGTCTGATTATATTTCATATCAATATCCTTTTCGGTTTGCTCTTAATCGTAATAGCTCTCGTTGAGCGTGTGCGTCTAATCGTTGTGCAGCCATTTGTTCTTGGCTTTGTAGCCGATCATCAAACTGACGACTGCGTTCAGCCATCTTCTGCTCTTCTAATCCCAATTTAGCTTGGTCATTAGCAATATCGGCCATAGTTTGTTGCTCTTTTATGCCGATTTCCTTCTCTTTTAGCATAATTAACGGATCAGGACCTTGCGGCTGTTCCTGACCTTGTCCTGCTATCTGCTGGCTCATTTCTCGAACTGCTTGCAGCTCTTGCGCAATGTTCTGAGCTATCATCATCTCAATCTCAAGCAACTGATCGTCAGTAGGAGGTTGGCCCTGGCTCTGTTGCATAAACTGCATCATAGCCGTTTCCTCTGCTTTAATCTTCACATGCTCCGTTACATGCTTTTGCAGTGCAGAAATAATAGCGGGGGTTTGACCGGCCAAAGGCGACGCACTAAACAATAAATGCGCCATGATATGAGCATCATGATTCTGTCCATCGAACGCTTTTAAAGAAACATTCTCGATCGCGTCAATATTCTCTTGAGCAGGGTCTTTAGGTATCTCTTCTGCCGTACTAGGAGCGTTCAAAAGCCTGTCTACGTCTTTAACGCCCAAAGCGTCGTACATACGGCGGAAAGCTTCATGCATGTTGTGCATTTCAGGGGCTTGCGTAGCCATCTGCAATTGAGCTTGAGCCAAAGCAATACGCTGCGCTTGTGAGAAGACATTAGGGTTCGAAATAGGAACAACGTCAATCCGTCCGTCAAAGTCAGACGCCATAATGGTCTGATCACCACCTTCTACCGAGAAAGGGTATTCCTGGGGCAAGGAATCGTGCATTACACGGACCATAAGCTTAAATTCTTGACGCATGGAGTAATGCATACGCTTGTGTACTGCGCTCATTACCCGGCTACCTTGCTCAAGCATAGCCACTGTAGTACCTACAGGAGCATTCTGGTTTCCGTCTCCTACCTTCAAATCCGTAATAGTCGCAAAACGCTGCCCGGCGTCTACTACAAAGCCCAATAGCTGAAATAAAGTCTGATCTGGACCCTTAAACGGCAACGGGATCAAATTATCGCGTATCGCGCCTCCTGGCGCATCGACATCTCTAAACTCACCCGGCTGTAAGGGCTCAGAATCGTCCCGTATACGCATACCTCGTGCTTTAAAGCCCGCAGGGAGGTTAGACAACGTACCCGCGTCTATAAGCTGCCGTAGAGCCGCTGTGGCGGTTCTAGACAGTCCACCAATAGTGTGGATAAGCCCTAAACCATAGAAACCAAATCCTGGGAGAAACTTATAATGGACAAAATACTGTATCTTTTTACGGTCTTCATCGTCTTCGAGGTAATTACGGCGAATAGAGATAACTTTTCCACTGTTCTCAACCACGGTTACAACGTAAGGAAGCTTTATTCCCGTCTCTTCTCCGTCTTCTCCAATATCTTCAAATCCAGAAAGGTCTAGTTCGACATGGAATTCCAAAAGAGTAACGTCATAATCAATATTAGAAGCTTGGACGCCTTGAATCTTATCCATTTCTTCGTTTAATTGATTTTGTGTTTCAACTCCGGGCAAAACATCAACGTCTGCATAAAAACCGTTAATCTGAAGCTTACGCAACTCGTTCAAAGGCATGTTAACTACATTAGTTATACAAGGGCATGTCTCTAAGCTACTTGTCTCGTAAGGCACAACCAGGTTTTCTGCCGGAACAAACTTACTTACGGCGCGGTTTAAACCCTCATCAAAGTAAACCTTCTTAAAGGTAGATCCGGCCAAGGGCAAAAAGAACAACATTTGATCAAATTCAGGGGTGTACTCTTCCATTACGTTAGTAATGTAGTAATTCATAAACTCTTTGACGCGGCGAGCTTGCTGCTCTTTGTCTTTGGTAGGTTCCCCTACTATAGCGGTCCTAACGGGGCCGTCAGGAGGGAGCATCTCGTTAAAGGCCTGTGCTTGGAACTGGGTGGCGGCTTCCGCTAACAAAGGGTGAGTGACCCCTGTGGAACCTCTAAAGGGCAGAGTACGCTCGGTGTAGGTAAAGCCGAGCATGTCTAAGCCGTCACGGTACGTGTCTTCCCATTCCTTGCGAGAAGCCTTGTTGGCATCAAACTCGCCCATCAACTCGTTGGCAACAACCCCGAGAAGGCTTGGCTCAAGTTCTTCAGCTAAATTGCGATCGAAATCGCCTTCATCTCCCAAGTTCCGCATAGACGGATCAAAATCAACAATAACTCCGCCGTCATCGTCTTCAATAATCTCAATGTCCATGCCTTCACTAGGCATCTCTTCGAACGAATTAGGAACCGCTATGTCCACTTGATCTTCAATAGTCAAATCAATAGGATCTTCGCGTCTCTCAACCATCGGCATTATGCTATCACCTTGTGCCATGCTCAATTACCTTTTAGGGTTATTTTGTCTGTAACGAGTGTCTGCCTCGGGTTCAAACGGATCTCCACGTGTGTCCTCGGGCAAAAATGTTTCACGTGGAACTTCCTGTGGAACTTCCTTGCGGTTAATGGTTCTTTGACGAATTCTTTCCATAGTCTCTTGAAGTAATTCTTCCGGGCTAGGGTTACGAATGTTTGCGGGAGGCTCATCAAGTCCCTTGGACTCTTCCAACATATCCTTCATTTCGGTATAAATCTTCTTTTGTTCGGGGGTTAGAGGCACGAGTTCGTTATAGTATGACGATAGTTTTTGGAGGTGACTATCATAGATTTGCTGATCAGCTAGTTGCTTTTTAATTTGTTCCCGTAGGGCACCAACGTCTGTAAATTGTTCAG